TCGTCGGCATAGTTGGACAAGTAAAACTCTTTGACCTCAGACTCACTCAACCAGCCTATGAGTTCATTCAGAACATCTTCGGGATCGAGAAGGCCATCCTCGATCTTCTCAGCCAGGAGGTTAGTGTATTCGCGACTACGTTTCAGGGGATGATAATACATGATCAGGCTCCAATTGAAAGTTTGGCTTTGACGATTCGGCTATGTTTACAATACTTGTGATACTGGAATCCAATACAATCGCAGGTTACATTCAGACCCTGTACCTGCACCTGATAGGTCTTGCCCGTGGACTTGCTTTTCACGGAAAAGACTCTGAGGTCAATTTTGGTCTTGGGAGCATCGTACCCAATGATATTGGGCTTGAAGATCTGGCTAACAGGAAATTCAGGATTGCCTGTTCGGATGCAGACATAGTTGTTATCCAACCAAGCAGGGTTCTGGACTACTATGCCCGTGTGAGTGGACTCTTGATATTTTACGCCTAGGAGATTGCTAAGATGTCGAGTCCGGATCTCAGCCCTGGCACCAATTTGGAAGTTCATGATACGATATTAACAGAAAAGGGCCTGTTTGTCAAGCCCTTTGTGTGAAATATTTTCTTCAATGAAATCAATGACCTAGCCTTCCTCCCGCTCGATTTCACGCATCTTTCGGTCAAATTTTTCTTGGTTTAGCAACCCTTGTTCGCCCAGGCTGTCTATGGCCTGCACTATTCCGACATCTATGCCCTTGATGAAGCAGGCATAACAGGCTAGAAGCATGAGTATGATTTGGACGACCGTCCAGGCTGTATCAGACATTATTCAATCCTTTGGTTGTGGATACCAGGTACCCGCTTCGGTTTCAAAAAAATCGTATAGGTTGCTTGCCTGGAGAAATTTTGCTACCAGACTATTCTCCAATCCATACGCTTCGATTTCCCAGGGATGATCCCAGTAGTCGACATCATCATCATATGGTACGCCATGCCAGGTAGTCACAAACTTTCTTTTGACTACCTTATCTTTGAGCTGGCCGTATGCGAATTGTTTGGCGTGTACCATTTCGTGGGCCAGTGTGGTTATGATCGAAAGTCTGGTTCGGTCCTTGTTTAGTAGTTCAATTTCAAAGTCTCTGGGGCGTGAAAGATCAGCGATATCGCTGGGCCCGCAGAAACCACTGGCAGAGAGTTCATGAGTGCAGATGATTCTAAAGGTTAGATGTGGTAACATCTTGTGACCGAAAAGATTGGACGCAAATGATCTCGCGGCCTTTCTCATCACAGATGCAAACTTACGATCTCGGGTTCCTCTTACAGTTACTTGCATTTGGCTTCCCTCCTTCGTAAGTATTTATGACTTAGTCAGTAAAGTAGCGTGGCTCGTGTTCGTGTGGGTCAATGACTTCCTCAGGCACAGGTTGTGTCTCGGGCTCAGGTTCGGTCTCGGGCTCAGTATCTGTGCTTGGAATGTGAAATACTGGTGTAACACTAAAAGGATGCTGCATGGCTAGTTCCTAGAATTTGAGAGAACTATAATCGGGACCTGCTTTCCTATTTCCTGGATTGTATGATGAAACCTTATCGATGTCAAGGTTCGTAGTACCTTTCGATCCTTTATTGATATTCGTCTGGGCTGAACTCTCCAGATCGAACAATCTCATCTTGGCTCTGTCAACACCAATGACAAACTTTCGGTTCATGGTCGGATCGTTATAACGATTCTTGAGCTGCTTGACCAAAAGTTGCCCCATGGCTTCCAGATCCTCAGTACTGATTAGTGCAAACATGAAGTCTACTGTGGCTGGCAAACCAAAAGACTCTGAGGTATCGGTAAGCTCAACTTCGGTATTTCCATAACCACCTCGAGTCGTCTGTGTGGCACTTAGTATGGGTACGTCGTGCTCAACGGCCATGCCACGTAATTCTTCGGCTATGCTCTTGATCAGAGTATAGCTATTGATGTTGGCACCAGATTTGAATCTGGAGCTGGCACAGATATTTAGGTAATCTATGACTATGAGATCTGGTCTAAAGTTGCGCTTGAGCTGTAGTTCTTTGAGCAGACTTTTGAAGTGTCCCGTGTGTGCTCCCGCGGTTGGATATTCCTTGATGATTAGATTACCCTGAGCCTTTTCTCTGATCTTGGCTACACGATTTTCAAAGATAGGGCGCGGCAAATCTTTGAGACTGTCCATGGTAACATTCATCAAATTGGCATCAATTCTTTCGGCAATTCTCTCTTCGGCCATCTCCATGGTAATGTATAGCACATTCTTGCCCTGACTCAGTGTACTAGCCGCTACATGACACATGAACAGACTCTTACCAACACCAGTGCCTGCCAGGACGACATTCAGAGTCTTGTTGGGCATACCGCCATTGGTAATCTTGTTCATCATTTCTAAATCAAAGGGTATACGATTTTCTACCTTGTGATAGAAATCATATCTGAGACTGGCATCCTGCAAATAGTCATGGCCCACACGACGATCAAATGCCACACCCAGAGCTTCAGATAACAGTGTTGGTATGGCATCCTTGCTATGGTTTGTGTCCTTGCCATCGGCAATGGCAATGCTTTTCAGGATGGCATTGTATACTGCTCGGTCCTTGCAAAAGTTTTCTGTCTCGGTTAGGAGCCAGTTGTTGTCTGCAGTACTGGGCTCTAGTTCCTGAACAATGGCCATGCGCTGGCCATATTCATTCTCATTGAGGTTGCGTTTGTTCTGCAACTCAACGGTTATGACTTCAGTGTTGGGGCTACTATTATATTCTTTATAGAAGTTTTCAATGATAACAAAGATGTCACGTTCAGAGCTATCTCTGAAATATTCGGGCTTTACAAAGGGGAGAACTGTTCTGGCATAGTCATTATTGTGGATCAAACTGCTGAGGATCAAGGTCTCGATCTTCATTACGGTCCTTCATGAAATTTACTGCGCGCTCTACCATGGTTGCAAGAATGTCCTGTAGTACAGACTCAAAATGAGCCTGGTCCTTACCATAGGGGTCTAGATTGTCTGGCTTTTGCAGAACCTGATAATCCACAGCCATGCCACCCAGAGGATCTGTTGGATGATCGGCTATGCTCTTGAATGCTATGTAGGTATCTTTCCAGGGTCCTTCGGTAATCACTACACCCCAGTGTTCTGTACCATGTCTCCAATGTTCAAACATCACTGGCTGCGTCGAACTCATCATTCAGCTCCTCTACACTAATGTCATTGGCTACCAGATCACTGGCACTGATTCTGTACTTGGTTTCAATCCAGTCTCTGAATGTCTTGTCTGACATAATTGGCAACCAAAACTCTTTGGTATATGTGTCCTTGTGTCTGTACTTCTTGTCGGAACCCGCGTGTGCATACCAGCCATTGCTGGGTTTGACTACATGCCCACTCTGTAATGCAATGTCCAACAAACCAGACCAGGTACTGATACCACCCTCGAAGCTGACTTCAATGGGAATCTTGCTCTTTTCACGAACATGCCGACTCTTTTCAACATTGATGATAAAATTATAACCAACCAGTTCAGTACCTTCTTTTTCCTGCTGGCGCCCAATGATATAAATGTTGTCGGCGCTATAGTATACGCCTGTACCGCCACTGACAACATCCTTGGGGAACATACCAATTTCTTTGTAGGTATGATTTACCACAACCATGGGAATGTCTTTGATGGTCAGATGAGGTGTAACCATTCTGAATAGACTCTTTAGCTGCTTGGCTCGACTCATGTCGGCTACGCTCTTGCCTTCCAGGGCATCTTCAACCTCTTTCTTACTGGCCAGATTGCCTACACTGTCCACAATGATGATCAGATGATCACCACGTTCAATGTTATTGAGCTGAGCCATGCTATCATGCTTGAGTTGCTCAATATCAGTTATGGGCGTATGTAGTACCCTGTCGGTAGAGATACCGAAGCTATCAAAATAAGACTGAGGACTACCAAACTCAGAATCATAAAATAACACAACAGCATCTTCATACTTGTCCAGATATGCCTTAGCGCACATTAGAGAGAATGCGGTCTTGAAATGCTTGGACGGGCCCGCAAAAACCGTCAGACCAGGTGTAAGTCCACCATCCAATTTGCCGCTAAGTGCAACATTGATCATGGGGACATTGGTCTGTATCATATCCTTGGCACTGAAGAATTTACTTTTGTTCAGTACCTCAGTGTCTTTGATTGTACTATTCTTCTTCAACTTATCGATGAGGCTCATAACTTCTCCTTGGCAACATAGGCCATGATTCTAGTATGTGTACGTATAAAATGCGATACCATTTAGCCAAAAAGGTCCTCTAGGGTAGCCTGTGGCTTGATACTCCAGCCTATGCCGCTTAGTATGGTATTCAGGGGTTCAATAAAGGATTTCTGGAACATGGTTTCGTGATCAATGAATTTTTCCAGACCAAATTCACGGGGAATACTACCAATGAATCCTATGGCATTCTCTCCGATGTGATTTGGTGTCTTTAGATACAGGAACTTGATCTTGTCGCCTTCACGTATCTGCTCATAGCGTTTTTCCAGACCCTGCTTCTTCAGATGCCAGTTATACAAAAGGCTGGCTCTGACGTGCATGGGAGTAGCCTTGACATAGATTGAGGTTGAGCTGGCATACTGTTCTAGTCCACTGACACCTCGGGGAAAGGCAATCTGCTCGGGACTAAGATTCTTGTACTCGGCTTCAACCTTGCTAATATAGGCATGCAGATCCAGCTCGGTCTTGGTCAGGCAAATCTTTACAGCCTCCTTGAGCTTCTCTCTGACATACTCGGGAGTACTGCTCCGAACAATTTCCAGGCCCATGACCTTGAGCTTGGGTTCGGCATAGGTAACTCCTTCACTGTCCAGCACATTCAGAGCATATCGCTTCTTGGCTACCCAGATGCCACGGTCTGCAATGACTTCACGCTTGAAGAATATCTTTTGTTCATAGGCATTGGTATAGTCTGCCAGACCCTTACAGGCTCGATTCAGAACTTCTTCGATCTTTTCCTCACAGATCTTATTCAGGATGCTAAGTACCTTTTCCTTGCTCTGATCTTTATAAAATTTATTTACCAAAGTACTCATGGTCACATAGCAGCTATCAGTGTCTGAATAGAAGCTATAATCGGCATCTTTGGTGCCACAGACCTTGTTTAGCCAGGCATTGAGTTCACGACCAACTACCTGAATGATATACTGGCCTGTCATGGTAATGCCTTCGGCGATCTTAGAGTCATAGAATCTAAAATACTCATTGGCCCAGGCGCCATAGAGACTGTTCATCTGAATCTTTCGTGCCATCTGGAAATTATTGAACTTGGCAATCTGATTCTGATGATAGGGTTGCTTGGTAAGCTCATACTGTGTCTGTGCTTCCAGCATCTGCTTCTTGTACTTCTTGCGATCATCAAACAGCTTTTGCACAATCTCAGGGAATACACCCAGCTTGTCTGTTCTGAACATGGCACCATTTGATGTCATGCAAACTTTATTGGTTTTCAGATGATCAAGGTCAGGTGTTCGATCCAGTAATGCATCAACAGTAACATCGGTCTGTCCTGGTATGAGTGTCTCAGGACTTAGATTGTACTGCATGATGATACTGGGATACAGGCTAGTGGCATCAAAGCTAATTACCCAATCATACTGTCCAGGGCGCGGCTCTTTGACATAGGCACCAACAATCTGTCTGGCTGGTTTATTTTCACGCTGATGAACAACAATGTTCTTGTTCCAGAGATGATTGTATAGGATACAATCCCAGGTCCGAACTGCGGAAAATACATCACTGATGTTACACTTGGCATCATAGGCCATGGTCAGGATGAGCTCAATGAGCTTCATCTTACCTTCGAGCTGGTCAACAAGCTCGGTATCAACCACGTTATACTCTACGAACTTTTGCCAGTCATTGGTATAGAAATCTCTGAAGCTATCATATTCATCATAGCTAAGTTTTTCCTTGCCCAATTCTACCTTGGCAATGTAGTCTAGCTTGTAGCTCTCCTGTGCAGTATAGGTAAATTTCTTGTACAGATCCAGATAGTCCAGAGTATTGATACCCTGAAGCTCCATGATGATCTGTGTCTTACCCATCTTTTCAATTTCACGATCATTGATGCGATTCCAGGGGCTCAGAGTATTGGTTAGCTCATCGCCCAGAACACGACGCATGCGATTTACCAGATAGGCAATGTCAAAGAACTCTACGTTCCAGCCTGTGATGATATGAGGATAGTCGTCAGTCCAGAACTTTAGAAATTTCTTGAACAGATCATATTCATTCTTGCACTGAACATACTGATGGTTTTCCTGTGTAGGCTCAGCAGGACGGGCACCAAAGGTAACAATCTGCTTGGTGGAATAGTTCTGCATTGTAATGAGCAAAACTTCTTCTATGGGATTTTTCACATCAGGAAAACCATGTTCAGCCGTAGACTCAATGTCCAGACTGAAGATGCGCATCTGATGTATATCGAAATCTATTTCACCAGGAAAGGTTTCAGTGATATACTGATAGGCAAAGTTGGTATTGCCATAGATTTCAAAGCCGTCGACATCGCCATATTTCTTGACATAGTCTTTGGCATCATTGATGCTGTCAAAGCGAATGCTTTCCAGCGGCTTGCCGAATAGGCTGTAATGTGAACTTGTAGGATTGCGGCTTGGTACCCAGAGAGTAGGTTTGAAGTCTACCCGTTCCTGAACTATCTTGCCGCCATTGATACCACGAACCAGCAGCTTGTTACCAAACTGCTGGATGTTTGTGTAGAAACGCATAATTTAGCAAATAACGATGTTTGATGGAAGTGATGAAGCTGAAGCACTACGGTTGATTGGATCACCACGACTGTCTACCATGATAACAGGATAGCCGCCCCAGAGCTTTTCGATATGAGGCATCATCTTTTGAATGTTATCGAGCTTTCGGCCCCGATGTTCAGTGTATTGTAGCAACAATGTACGACTTTTGCGATTGACTTGTTTGACTTCGATCTGTGGTACACTGGCCGCTCGGAGATACTGATCTGCCAGCATTTCACGAATGCGCTCAAAACCTGAGTCATTGTGTATGGCCTTGACCACATACTTGTCCTTGTCGGCGCGATCATCCCAGACGCTGAACAGTTTCTGCTGACGAATCACTTCGGGACTTAGCCATTGACGTATGAAGCTTTCGTCTCTGAACTCAGCCACGGCCTCCAGAATTAGTTCACGTGAAGTCTTGCCTTTGATTAGTTTACCAAACCAACGCTGATCCTCGGCTGTTGGATTTTCGCACATGCGTTGTATGTCACGCAGCATGGCAAAGCCAAAGCTATAAGGATTGATACCGCTATAGTAAGGTTTGTCATAATCGGGTTGATACAGTACATTGGTGTGCAATTGCAAAAACTCCAGATGCGCACCCTGTGTGGTCAGGCCTTTTTCATGAAGTCGGTTCAGAATCTCGTAGTGGGTTAGACTAGCGAATCCTTCGTTCATGACCTTGGTCTGAGCCTGAGGATAAAAATACTGAGCAATTTTTCTGACAATGCGTAGTATCTCACGCTGCCAGACCTCGATTTCTGGACTATACTTTTCAAAGAAGTATAGCAGATTCTCTTCGGGTTGCTCAGGGAAGGGCTTGGTCGCCGCGTCTTTCTTCTTGTTATTCTTGCTCTCTGGAGTGATACGGTAAAGCTCGTTTACCTGAGATTGCAGGTACTCGGCGCGATCCCGCGCACGATCTTTCTCGGCCTGAACGTTCAGCTTGGTCGGACGCTGATAACGATTGACACCGTAGTCCATGAGAGCATGACAGCTATCTATCCATGCCTCAACTTCGGAATGTCCATATCTGGCCTCGGCCTGGTCAATATAGTCCCTGGCAAAGATCAGATAATCGACAATGCTGCTTGCATCTGTCCATTGCTTGAACAGATAATTGTTCTTGAAGAAATGATTATGGCCAAAGGCCGCGTGAGCTATGACCAGAGCCTGCGTGGTCATGCTATTGTCTTCCATGAGATAGTTGATGCAGGGACTGCTGTTGATGACTAGCTCATAGGCCAGGCCACTATGGCCCTTCTGATAATTTCTTTGTTCACTGATAAAGTGCTTACCAAAACTCCAATGCTTATAATAGATGGGCATGCCTACACTGGTATAGGCATCCAGCATCTGTTCACTGCTGATAATTTCTAGCTGGTTAGGATAGTAATCCAGACCAAGTTCGTCTCTGGCTACTTGTTCACAGGCGTCATAGACATCATCTAACTGCTTGAAAGTCCAGTCGCTTCCTGACCATAATGGGTTACTCATGTTAGTCCTTCAAAAAGAAACTGCGGAAAACTTCCAGTACACTGGATTCATTATACAGTTTTTCCATGCTCAGGTTATCAAACTCATCTTGCAGATCTTCTAGATCGCCCCAGAGTTGCGATTGACCTTGCAGGCTTCCAACCAGCTGGTTCATGGCTCCATAGTCACGCATGATCTCAACATAGGCCATGAACTGAGCTTTCTTCAGTATGGGTCCTAGTTTGTTACGTACGGCTTTGCCATCGTCTCCGACGTTATCACCATCACTGGCCTGAGCCAGGTAGACATTCCAGTTATCCTTGTAACGCTCTTTGATGATACGATCACACAGATCATAGGCTGTACTAACAACTGTACCACCGCTTTCACGCTTGGTGAAGAATTCTTCTTCGTTACATTCCTCAGCAGTTTCATGATGACGAACGAACACTACATCAATGTTCTTGTATCTGCGTTGCAGAAACAGGTGCAAGAGTATGAAGAATTTCTTGGCTATGGTCTTTTCACGCTCGCCCATGCTAAAGCTAACGTCTAGAATACAGAACACCACGGCCTGTGTAATAGGCTTGGGTACAGCCACATAATTGTTGAACCTAAGATCAACATTGTCCAGAAATCCTACGGCATTGGAGCGAACACGAAGCCTGCGAATCTCTTCGGTAATCTCAGCACGACGTTCTTCGTCTGTGGTATTTTCAAGCTCGGCTTCAAGTTCATGAATTTTCTTGAGCTTGGGATACTTGAGAGCAATACGTCGGCTTAGACCAGCCATGGCGGTTCGTTCAATGTTCAGGTTACTGGGCAGGCCTGCAGTTGTAAACCCTGCACGCTGCTTCTGAACCGAAGTCATTTGCTTTTCGGATTTCTTGATGAGATCGGGTAGCTCCAGATCCTCAAAAATCAGATCCAGATATTCGTCATAGCTTAGCAGGAACTGAAATTCATCGTCGCCGCCTTGCCCACGAGCTCCTTTGGTACCACGGCCACCGCCAGACCCAGACTTGGGTTTGTCGATGTGATCACCAGGAACATAGTCTTTGTTACCAGGTAAAACATAATCCCAGTCACCACTGTCCTGTTTATGACCAAATCTGGGCTCGTCAGTTCCAATACCAGGAAGACTGATTTCCTGTTCACCAGTATCAGAAATGCTGCGTTTGGTAATATGCTTTTTCGCAGCTTCTCTGATCTGTTTCTTGAAGCGATCCAAGAACCTCTGACGATTGCTGAGGTTCTTTTTGCCAGGATTTTTCCTGCGATCGATAATAATCGGCATGGTTTAGCCCGCCTTGTTTACTCGCATGTACCATTCGACCAGACGCTTGACCTGTTTGGCTGTATAACCTTTTTCCATCATACGACCAACAAAGTCATCGTGTTTCTTCTGGTCGGACTGTGTTGCCTTGGCTCCGAAGCTAATTACTGGTAACAGATCCTCGGTGCTGGCAAACATTTTCTTCTCGATTACCTTGCGAAGCTTCTCATAGCTGGTCCAGGCAACTTCGCCGCCTGTCTTGGCTCGCTGGCGCAGGGTAAACTGAACAACCTCATTACGGAAGTCCTTGGGATTGGCAATACCTGCAGGCTTCTCAATCTTCTCGAGCTCGGTGTTCAGGACACCACGATCAAACAACTGTCCTGTATCAGGATCCTTGAAGTCAATTTCCTGCATCCAATGATCAGCGTACTCAATGTAACGATCGAAAAGATTCTGACCATAGTCATTGTAGGCTTCCAGATAATTTTGCTGGATCTCATTGCCAATGAATTCAGCATAATCCTTGATCAGGTAGCTCTTGATAAAGCCCAGGTAACGCGCTTCGGTGTCGGCACTAAACTGTTCACGACGAATGGCTTCTTCCAGAACTAACATTAGATGCACTGGATCGGCTGCGACTTCCTCGGGATCATGGTTGAAGGTCTTGCTCAGGATCTTGAACGCAAAACGTGTACTGATTCCGTTCATGCCTTCATCAACACCTGCAACATCACGGTATTCCTGCATGCTCTTGCTGCGTGGGTCTGTCTCTTTGATGTTCTGTCCATCATAGACGCGCATTTTGCTATAAGGATTACTGTTCTCATGTTCCTTGAGACGAGTCAGTACACAAAACTCTGAAAGCAATTTCAGGGTCAGTGGAGCGCAACTGGCCTTGCGAAGGTCTGAACTTTCTAACATCTTGGTATAGATGCTCTGCTCTTCGCTAACACGCAAGCAGTATGGTACCTTGATGACACAGATACGATCCAGGAAGGCTTCATTGTTCTTGTTGTTCTTGAAGGTCTGCCATTCAGACTCGTTACTGTGAGCCAGGACCACACCATTGAAAGGAATGGCGCTAATTGCCTCAGTACCCACATAATTGCCTTCCTGAGTAGCAGTCAGCAATGGATGCAGGACCTTGATAGGTGCCTTGAACATCTCAACAAATTCCATGAGACCCTGGTTACCACGGCACAGGGCACCGCTGAAGCTATAGCTGTCTGGATCATTCTGGCTGAAGTGTTCCAGCTTACGAATGTCAGTCTTACCAACCAGGCTGCTAATGTCCTGATTATTTTCATCACCAGGCTCGGTCTTGACAACTGCAATCTGTTCAAGTTTGCTGGGCATGAGCTTGACAACACTGAACTTGCTTAGGTCGCCGTTGAACTCTTTGAGGCGCTTGGTAGCCCAGGGACTGGGAATGGTATTCAGATAACGCTTATTGATACCAAACTGGTCAGCCATGACCTTGTGATAACGACTATGGCTAAACAGGCCCAGTGGTGATTCAAACACTGGACTGATTTCGTCTTCTGTGGCTAGTACATAGACAGGGAATGTCTCCATGAGTTCCTTGAGACGTTCTGCCAGACTTGATTTACCACCACCAACAGGACCCAGAAGGTACAGGATCTGTTTGCGTTCTTCCAGCCCCTGGGCAGCATGTTTGAAGTATCCAACAATGCGCTCAATGGTATCTTCCATGCCATAGAAGTCTCTGAACGCTGGATAGGTTTTGATGGTACGATTCAAGAAGATGCGACTCAGTCGTGTATCTTCACTGGTGTCAACGAATTCTGGTTCGCCAATGGCTTTTACCATACGCTCAGGAGCGGTAGCATAGGCCATGTGATCCTGTTTACACAATTCCAAATACTCAGGAACTGTCAGGCGTTCAGAACGGGTTTCCGACCAGTTGTTCTGAAATAGGTTGGCGATATCCAGCTTATTGTCCTTTTCCATTAATATGTCCTCATAACGGTGATTGAAAGGATACCTATACTGGTATTTCGGTTAGACAAGTTTCTCTATCTAAATACTTATACTCTAGTTTTACTGGATCAAATTCTCGAATCTTGTCCAGCACAACATTGGGGTCTAGATCGCTGCAGGTATAAACATCTAATTGCAGCAGACCTGGATCTGACTCATCCCAGACATGTAATGCAATATGACTGGTTTCTATGATTACTACACCAGTTACTCCACGATTTCCTGGTACATCCAGGTAGGTAGTAATTGGACCCTGAAGAATTTTCATGCCAATATCTGTTACCATCTGAGTAAGCCAGCCATGTACCCAGTTTGGATCACTGGGAGTATTTCTGGTTTCAGCTCTGATAATCAGATGCAGGTGCCTATTAGCCATGGGTCCTCCTGATAAATAAATGGCTAGTTATGAATACTTGACAACACATCTAAGGAGCAATCATGCTTGAAGCAATTTTCTGGATGATAATTGGAGCATTCATAGGCTGGAATCTACCACAACCTGAATTCGCCAAAAACATACAGTCCAAAATTCTGAAGCTCATGGGCCGTGAATAAGTGGAACATGAACTAGGATATATCAAAATGGACTTCTTTTCATTTCTGGCAGAAGTCGGATTCCCCATAGCTGCATCACTGGCTGCTGGTTATTTCGTATTTCTCACTATAAAGTTCATTCTAGCATCTGTTACTGATACTGTCAATGGTTTAACAGTAATTATTGACAATTTGGATACTAGAGTTGATACCATGACAAACGATCTCCAAAGAGTTGACGTAAAAATCAGTCACGCTCTGGGTGTCGAACCTGACTACGACCGAATCAGTCGAGCCGAGCAAAAAGACCACAGGAGAGACTAATGGAAGACTTAGCCGTTCTAATCGGTAAGTATGGATTCCCAGTTATTGCTGCCTGTGGTATGGGGTACTTCGTCTTTTATATATGGACCTGGGTCACTAAGGAAGTCAAACCTGTACTATCTGAGAACAAAAAGACTCTGCTCTTACTCATAGATCGTATACGACTTCTGGACAATGATATAATTAGATTGAATCAGAAGGTCACAACCATTCTTCAGCTCCGTGGCAAAGCCATTGAGAAAGAAAGAATACTCATAGAGAGAGAATTGAATAATGTGGATGACCCAAAATCAGGTAAATCATAGCATAGATTTGTGGGTAGCGTATAGCCTTTTTTGGTTATACGCTCCTTACATGCTCTTGCCTAAAGAGGGCGTTTGCCAGTCTTAGTCCCTGGTTCAGAGGACTTGGATGAATCAATTTCATAGGCCGTGGCATCAGTACCTGAGCCTACAACACAGGCATGTTTACCATCTACTAATAGTATGGACCAGCTGCCTTTTTCTGGATTGACTGCTAATACCCATCCAGCCTGGCCCTGCCCAACCTGACTCATGCCTGTAAATATTACCTGCTCGCCATGCTGTTTCTGAACAAACTCCATGGTCTTATCCATCTTGTTACAGACAACACGTAATCCGTTGTTTGGCATATACCAACCATCTTTGCCCATTTCTCTGCCCTGTTCGGGGCCAGGAATTCCCTGGGCAGTCGCGGAACCAATCATCGCCACACTTGCTACGGAAGCCAGAAATTTTTTCATGGCATGCTCCAGTTGGTTGAAAAAACTTATAGTAGACGACTGTGTTTGGGTAAACCAGCAGTCAGGTATTCCATCTGATCGGCTAGGATGTTTCTGTTCTGTAAAATAATGTTCTCATAATGATTTGGAACATAGGGAACATACAGAAGTTCTAGTCCTGATTCTTTCAGAGTCTTGTTGTCCTTTTTGCTGTTACAGGTACGGCAAGCAGTAACAACATTCATCCAGGTATCAGTACCACCACGGCTTCGTGGCAGGATATGATCACGACTTAGTTTGGCTGAGTTTTGATGCACTGCACCACAATAGGCGCACATCATTCTGTCACGACCAAACAGGGTTCGGTTACTCAATGCAACCTTGCTATGCTTTTCTGGCACAAAGCCATGACCTTTGATAGCAATGATACTGGTACTTTCAATGTAGCTCTTGTCGCCTGTGCGCTGAATTCCGCCGTGATATTTACAAACAACCTCGCCCATGTACCAGGCTACGCTATCTGTTGCATGATAGCTAATTGCTTCTTCGTAACTGATCCACTGTCGTGGGGTTCCGCCAATATCCAAGGCTAGGATAGCCATTTGAAAATCCCTCTGTTATCTACTTCTTGGTTCTGTACAACCCTCGGTCCAGAACGTCCGTATCTTCCCAAATACTGGTTCTGGCATGATGGCTTCGATCTTCGATCGGAAAACTTAGTAATGAGTGCGGACCGTATTTTTCTTCGATTATGCGTTTGGCATCAAGCGGGCACGATGCCCAGATATGATAGTGATCAACAACGCCTCTATCAGTTCTAACCTTGGCCTCGAAAATACGCATAGGTCCGCCTTTTATTTTTTGGAGCGGGTAACGAGACTCGAACTCGTGACATCTTCCTTGGCAAGGAAGTGCTCTACCAACTGAGCTACACCCGCGATGTTAATATCTATAAAACTTCTCCTGGTTGACTTTTCGGAAATTGAATAAACGGTTTCGTTCGCACCAGGAGCAGCCACCATGATGGCGACAACTTCGGCTCAGATACTGTTCATGTCCATCTGGTACCGTTTTGCTGGTACCGCGTTCTTTTCTATAGGTTCTTGACATTGGCTTCTCCTATTTCAATCAATATTAACGCCTTTCATCCGCGTTGTCAAGCCTTACCAGAACTCTACGGCCCTACCGAAACCTAATACATTGACTCCTAGGAAATAGCAGGCCGTTAGAAACGGAAAGGCTAAACCACGCATCCTAGTAGCGAAGAAACTGCACACGCTACCAGCAAAAAAGAATGGGTATATCCAACGCATATCTGGACTCTGGGCACTGATAGCCAGAACCAGACTGGCTCCCACTGTGAACAGGAAGCCCAGCATTTCGATTTTGAATGCCAGGGGGTTGCTGTTGTAACTTTTTCTCCACCAGGCTCGTATCTCATCAATCTTTGAAAACATATTCGAAGTTCACTGTTTCAGTATTCATTCTAAATTCTGTGGCACCATTCTTTAGGTGAAATCTTCGAGCAAGTTCAGTGTGTGGACTCAGAGTAACAAACCTGGTTATGTGTGGCATGCTTTCTCTGATGTATTTGGATACTTCAAGTATGATGTCGCGACCAGCTCCAGGCTTGTAACTCCAGACTGTATAGAATACAGCGGTGTCGGGACTTAGACATTCTACAAATAGTTCTGATTCGGTACTGGGAACATGACCCAGGTAGCTAACACAGATAACTGCTGCAGGGTGTGGTCTCTCAAGCACAAACACATCACGATTTGTACCTATGCGTTGGTCATGAGGTATAAAGGGACGCACAGGATCGTCACGCAGAAGCGCAAAATACGCATCATTGGAACTTAGTAATCTGGTCAGGGTCATGTTATCTCCCTATAGGCTTGATTATACTTACCATTCCAGATTAGATCAAAGTTCAGATCTTCCTGTTTGATCCAGCCCATGGTCTTTGGCAACTGGTTATGTAACCAAAGATTTAGAACATTGATGACACCATCACCAGTGCTTCGCTGTATGGCTGTATGCTCATCAGTGCAGGTAATTACGTTGTTGTATTCACGAACTGTATACTGACCCTTGATCCAGCCTGTGGCTGTAATTAGAATTCGAACTTCGTCCTGTATGGTCTGGGGAACATGATCCTTGAACAATTTTACAAATGTATCAAATTCTTTGGCCATGTTCAGATCGTCATGCAGGAACTTCATGTGGCTCCAGTGTCCAGGCCAGCGCAGAGTTCTGTATAGTACTCCGTCGGCTCGACCCAACCAGGTTTCGGCCAGGCTACCAATACCACCGCTGGTAGTAGCAGCTTCCAGAGTCTGTCCACGATGAGTTACAAAGTCAACATACTGCAGGGGTGCAATCTCAGTCAGCACACCATTGAAAATTGCTGTGCAGGGATGTATGTATTCGTTGATTAGTCCTTCGGCGCTCCAGGTGCGATAGTACTGCATCTGGTTGGTTGCGTTCACAGGCAAGGCACCTACCATGATCTGAATGTTACGAACAGTATTAAATTCTTTGGCTAGGTTATTTGCTATAATACTTACCATGCCTGGTGCCAGACCACACTGGGTAACAAAGCGTCCATGTGTCAGAGTCTTGACAAAATCTGTAACCTGCACACTCTCAGTCAGGTCAAAGTAGTCTTTGCCGTGGTCATTGCACACGCTGGCAATCTGTTTGTTTAGACTGAATGGTGTGGTTGCCAGGATACCGTCGTTCTGGGAAATGATTCCACGAAGAACAGTTTCATCGCTTAGATCATGACCTGTGGTGATATCAAAGCCCTGCACATCCCAACCATCTTTGAAAAGACGATCCAGGACATAGCTTCCGATATGGCCCAGACCCAGAATTGCTAGTTTCATATGTTTACCTCAGATTACGTATTTTTCAATGTCGGGCTTACGATTCAATTCATAGGCACTAAGGTCCAGAGTTGGCTGATCCTGTATCATTAGCGATACCTGATGACCTACTGCAGGACTGTGCATGAGTCCGCGCCCAGTAAATCCTGTTGCGAAATAAATGTTGCCACGTTTATCAATGATGGCATTGTTATCTATGGTGCTTGAATCATAGTAGCCGCTCCAGGCACCCTGGCATCTGGCGGCTTCGAATATGCCTGGAAATCTGTGATACAGTAATTCCCAGACCCGATCCCAGCTTTGCAAATCAGGTTCTAGATCTGGGGCTGACCAGGTACCGTTGCCATCGTAGCCAACTATGTACTGATTGCCCTCGGGACGAATATAGATTCCTGTGATTAGATCTGCCACCAAGGGCAGACTAGGAATATGCTGTGCTGGACTGCTGACATGAAATACAGTGTGCTTGTGTCCAGCCACAGGAATGTCTAGTCCAAAATGTCGTCCTACCTGGCCTGTCCAGCATCCCGAGGCCAGTACTATGGCATCGGCACGGTCATGGTCAGCCTGCAGGCCGTCCAGCCAGTTCCAGTTTGCACCAGCTGCTCGAGCCTCGGTAACAAACCAGGAATGCAGGGTAGTAGGATCTATCCAGCCTTCGCTTTGGTCAAAGGTCTGGCATCCACGCCAGACATCGTCTACGTTTAGATAATCATGCAGAGTTTTTAGCTGATCGGGACGCAGGCAACGAGTGCTGGCTCCGTGCTTTTTCTGTAGTCTAAAACTAGAACGACAATCCTGAGCCTGATCTGCACCAAACAGCATCAGGTAGCCATTGCCTGTAAATTTTAGACCAGGTATGTTTTTGATAAAGTCGATGCTGTATCGACTCATCTGTATGTTGGTTGCTGTACTATACTGACTTCGAAGTCCACCGCAACTACGAGCAAAACTGCTCTGACTCAGTAGTCTATCTTTTTCGAAGACCTGAACTTCAATGCCAGGTGTTCTGGTAAGATGATAGGCAATGCTGGCTCCAATAATGCCACCGCCTAGGATATGGACTCGCATAGGTACTCCATTTGTGGTGCCGGCTCCTGGTTACGCTCCAGGCTCTCAGGTTCTTCAGACCAGCGCTTTCACTAGATTAGCTTAGCCGGCGTAATTCTATGTTGATCCATTGTGGGAGGGATTTCGAAACCCTCATTTCGCTGCACTCTAACCTCTAAGCTACTGCCCCGGTGGAGCAGGTGGGACTCGAACCCACGCCTCGCTGCGTGTTATCCATTACACTACCACGGATCGCCGGAGTCATGACTTCCGACTATGGTCGAGGGTAATTACTCCTGAACCATATTGAAACACACTTAAACAGTCCTTCAACGCTAGTCGCTATCTCCCTTACTATCGGGCGGAACTGTATGTGCTTCAATATGGCCAGTAGGGCAGGGGATGGATGCATCTTCCGTTTCAAACGATAGTCCGGACTATCTACGCGGTCGAAGTTGATCTTTAGTCTGCAACCTCACCAAGTCGGCTCACGGTTACTTCCTACTCACCATATTGAAACACACTCATCAAACTCCCTAGGCGGTTACTCTAGGTCCTATCGCTTTTCGAACCGTAGACCAATACGGCAGGAATGTGCTTCAATATAGTTGCCGGTTACAAAATCCGGCGTTACATTTTCGGAGTAACTGTTCTACCTATCCCGTCACCGACTTCGTTTAAGACTCGCCGCCTTTATACACGCTGATGGCCACGTGTTATGGTATTACTACCATATTGAAACACACTGCACTATTTGCTATGCTCATGCGGGATAGTCTAGAATTACCGCAGTTATATACATAGTTACTCAGGCATGATCGAGCCCATGGCTTACAATGTGCTTCAATATGGTGTCGGCTACTCATTCCCATGAGCCCCAACTTGAGTTGTTACCCTGTCCATACCATTCGAGGCTGGTAAGACCCTCGCATACGTTTTACCCTTTCGGATGAATAGCCCGAAGGGAGGTAGGTATGGGCACCTAAGACTACTCACGCAAGTCTTATAACGCCTACTTACTAACCGGCGTAGGGCCGGGGATACTGCCGGGGCACACAGGGCTGTTATTTAAGAACTGGCGGCGACTTTACGAAAAAGTCTCCTCCCGCCGTTCCCCCATGATTGGTGCCCTGAGAGGGACTCGAACCCCCAAAATTTAGTTCCTAAGACTAACACGTATACCTATTCCGTCACCAGGGCAGTATTTTTTGGTGGGCCCTGGTGGTAACGCTCCACTTGTCTACTTCCTATCGGTTTTCTGACGACGGATTTACAGTCCGCTGATAGGGGCAGGTCCCAGATTTGCTTCTATGTTAACATCTGTATATATTACTGTCAAGTACTTTTTTGGCCTCGGTGGACGGATTCGAACCGCCATAACCGGTTTTGGAGACCGACGTAATGCCTTTATACTACACCGAGAATACTGGTGCTGAATGTCGGATTCGAACTGACGACCTACCGCTTACAAGGCGGTTGCTCTACCAACTGAGCTAATTCAGCATAACTGGGGTGTTGTGGGGAATCGAACCCTCTCTACCTGTTTCACGGACAGGGGTGCATCCACTACACTAACAACACCATTACTGGTCTCGGATGCAAGAATCGAACTTGCGCCTCATGCTCCCAAAGCACGAATGATACCATTTCACCAATCCGAGTATCTGGTGGGCGATGAGAGTCTCGAACTCCCGACCTACACGGTGTAAACGTGCCGCTCTACCAACTGAGCTAACCGCCCCATAAACTGGAGCGGGCGAAGGGATTCGAACCCTCTCCATCAGCTTGGAAGGCTGAGTCCTCTCCCAGGAGAACACCCGCATAAACTTGGCACACCGTATGGGAATCGAACCCATCTTTCCACCTTGAAAGGGTGGCGACCTAACCAATAGTCGAACGGTGCATATACTGGCGGTCTGTACGGGAGTCGAACCCGTCTCTGCGGCGTGACAAGCCGCTATACTAACCGATATACTAACAGACCAAATTCTTTGGTGGACCAGCGGAGGATCGAACTCCGACTTTCGCGGTGCAAACGCGATGTGCTACCATTATCACTACCAGCCCTAACATATTCAAGCACACTGCTCATCGGCTTTCCTGTGGGCGGCCATTTGTCTGTTCGGCAATGTGCTTGAATATGGCTCCAGAGGGTGGGATCGAACCACCGACCAACAGATTAACAGTCTGCTGCTACTACCGCTGAGCTACTCTGGAATATCTACTACAACTATAATTCTAGCACCTTGATGCTAGTTGTCAAGCATTTTTGGAGGAGGGCTGGTAGAATCGAACTCCAACCGCTTCAGCGGTCCATCTGTTTTCAAGACAGTGCTAGGCCCAGCCTAGTTAACCCTCCATGTTTGGTTCCAGATAGTGGACTCGAACCACTGACCTAACGATTATCGGTCGTTTGCTCTACCAGCTGAGCTAATCTGGATTGGTTGCGGGAGATGGATTCGAACCATCGATCTCTAGGTTATGAGCCTAGTGAGTTGCCACTTCTCTACCCCGCGCTTGTATGGTGGAAGGTGTGGGATTCGAACCCACGGACCCAGTTTCCTGAATCGACGGTTTAGCAAACCGCTGCCTTCGGCCTCTCAGCCAACCTTCCATGTTTTTTGTTTCTGGCCCGGCCGGCAGGAATCGAACCCACATCGGACGCTTTAGAAGAACGTTGCCTTATCCATTAGACCACGGCCGGAAAATCTGGCATTCAATTGTAAAAGATCTGGAGTTGAGGGTCGGATTCGAACCGACGACTTTAGTGCTTTGCAGGCACTTGCATTGGGCCTCTCTGCCACCCCAACATATCTCGTAAGATGACTCTATATTAAAGCCTGGGTTACTGTTTGTCAAGCATTTTCTTGAAAATTATTTTCTGCTTGTAAATCAAGTACCTAGGGCGGTCCAGGCTGTCCATGTCCAGGCAAGGGCCTGATTAGTGGATCCGTGTCTGCACCTGGTGGCAAACGGGGAGGATTCTTGGGAACCATTTCCTGCTTATAGTTCCATTCATACAGCAACATCTCTCCAGGGTCCTGCGTCATGCCACGTTGCTCGGGCTTTTTCTCCTTGCCTACAACCTTCTTGCCAGCCTTCATTTTTCTCTGGCCCTCGGTCATCTTCTTTTCCAGCTCCTTGGTCCAGGGCTTCATGTACAGCGTAGGATGTTCTTCATTGGGCTCCTTGACCAGGAAATAGGCCCAGGGCTTGTTTACCTTCATGGCTATGATCTCAACTTCAACATCGGGAAAGCCATGTCTGGGTGTTCCCCAGAGCTTGTCTATGGTATGCCAGCTAAAGCCAACATTGAAGACCAGCAATGGTATGAGTATGAAAACAATCCAGTTCTTTTTGAGTCTGATAGCTGCTATAATAGTTACTATGGCCATGGCCATGAGGCTGGCCACCAAACTCGCCAATAAGATACTTACTCCTGTCATGGTGACCCCGCTGGTGTTCGGTTCAGTCTTACAATGTCCAGGATATTTTCTCCGACATCTGCAAACCAACCTCGTGGATTGTCTGTGATACGAAACTTATAGAAATTTCGTACTTCACCAGGGCCCTGACTGAATTTCAGTGTCTGTTTATAGACAACTGCATAGGGGTTGAGCTTGATGACCTCTACGGTTACGTCAACCTCGGGGTCTGCCAGCTCTCCATTGTTATCTGTATTTTTACGATAGGCCATGACAGCCACACCGTATTCTCCAGGTATGATACCACGCAGGCTAACAACTTCGCGATTCAGCTCCACGGTTACAAATTCATCATTGACTATGACATAGTCATTGGCCATGCCCAGATCGTCACGATCCAGATTCATGATCCCAACATCTCTGGTCTGGTAACTAACTGTGTTACCTGCAGGATCACTGACCCAGAGATCGAAATCGTCTCGGTTCTTGTCATGCCAGGTAAGTATGATATGATACTCGGCTGGAACTATGACATTCCCATTCTTGGCCTTGGGGTTGATCATGATCAGTGCTATTAGAAATAGAAACACTACTCCGATCAGAATATTGAACAGCAGGTCAACAAAGGCCAGATTGCTGACAAATTTATTTCTGGAGGCCATCGCGCATATACTCCAGGTTCATGAGCTGGCTCTTCAGAAAGATACTGGATATGAGACCAATCAGTGTGGTGTACAATGCTGTACTCATGCCCTGAGCCATGCTGGACAATGCCTGTTGCAGGCTTGCTGTATTGTTGACATCAATGTTATTGAATGATGTTCCAAGCATGAGCAAGAAGCCAACCACAGTACCTACCATACCCAGAGCCATGCAGGTCTCGGCGATATACCAGCCAACTTCGAGTCGGCGGCCAATCTTGGTTGGGTCTGTAATTCTATGCCAGAAGCCAATGAAAATACTGGTAATAGCCCAGAGCGGCAAAATTAGAAAACTAAGTTTTGTTGCATCTGCTGTCCAAATTTCTGCATGCAAACCAAAATAAACTGCTATACTAACTACCAATACTTGCAGACAGAATAAAAGCCACCATTGCATTGTTGCTTTATTCACGTCGTCTCTCCGTTAGGTTTTCAGGAAACTTGTGTCGAAAGTATCAGGGTCATCAACCAACTGGTTGGCATTTACTTCGGTCCATTTGCCGTCGATTTTGACCTCGATTTTTACTTTACGCAAACTCGCTTCTAACTGTCGTTCCTGTTCTAACAGTTGGCCTGTACGACGCATGCTTTCCATTCTGAGCCAGCGTTGAAACTTGTCTGAGCTGGCCATTTTCTGAAAGGCTTCGCGTTTGTTGTCTAGCTGACTTCGACTGGCTTCGGAATATCCATGAGCTCCGCTGGGGCGATGAGTACAGTGCACAGCCGACGAAGTTTTGTTTCGTTTCTGTCCACCTGCCCCTGTACCTTTGGTATAGCTCCAGTCTAAATCACGAGCCGTTACACTAAACAATGGGTCTGCGTTCGACATATTTATCTCCCGAAATTATATAGGAACTGCTCACTCACCGGATCATGTTTGAAACACGTAGGTCACATCCTTGTTCTTGACCGGACGAAGGTTGCCCAGGGGGCTCCGGAAGCCAACCAGGGCATCCAACTTCAGGCCTGCGTGCTCTTGGAAAACGTCGGCCACTAGATCGCACTTCTTGAAGTTCATTACATTCCAGGCACTCAAGCCTTGGGGACGTAATCTTGCAAGACAGTCACGAATAAGCGGCCTAAACCAATTTTCCGACCAGTCAGCATAGCTATTGTGACGATTATAGCTTTGCCGGCTATCATCCGTATAAACTTCTAGATTGAAATACGGAGGACTGGTTAGCACTACATCAAAAATTGGACCAGTTTTCCAACATTCCTCAGCAGGCATGTTATGTAACGTCACCTGGTCTTCAATCTCCAAGAACCTTACCAATCTTCGTAGATTGAGATAGGTCTCAGTGTTGGGCTCGCACCCAACATACTTCCAACCGTTGGCTACAGTCCCTAACATCCTTCCACCCCAGCCAGCACAGGGGTCAAATAAACGACCCTCACGCTTGCCTGTCATCTGACAAATCTGTTTACTAAAATGCGGTCTATAAAAACTAGAATTTGGTAGACCTGCTCGCATATAAACTGCTCGACGAATCCAGCTCAGCCAGAGCTGGCTCATGCTTTTTCGACCCCAGTCTAATACCGACTCCATGAGTGCAGTATCCATCCAGGCGTCACGAAAACATACTCCTTTGTCATTCCTTATGTCCCAGAAGTTTGGGAAGAAATGCTGACAAAGTTTGATGCCAGGTTGAAACTGGCTACCAGTCTTGTATTCCCGAACACCCTTGAGTCTGGCCCAGTCTACCCAGAGTTCTTCCTTGGTGTACGAATACTCGTAGTTCAGACTCTGCAATTCCTGGACACTGATGTTCGGATCTAATGGCTTCATAAGACTTTCAATGCACCTAATTCACGTAAAGTGTTCTCATTTCCATAGTAGCAATAAGTGCCACTGTCGGCATTCTGTCCGCCATGCTGTCGCTGAAATACCTTGGCATCACAAAGTGTACGAACCTGAGACTTGTTTAGTTTCCAGATCTCTACTCTGAAAGGATACAGCATGACAAACCATATTTCTTCGTAGTCCTGATCGGGTCGGATCTGCAGAAATGTAAACTTTTCCGAATCCTTGATCAGCATACTACCCTTGATCTCTACCTGGCAACCATTGATCCTTCGATCATAGTCTGTATTGGTTGCACGTTCTACTTCATATCCCATGCCACGCAGAATACACTCTGTAATCTTTTCATATCGACTACCCTTCTGCTTGGGTAATAGGTTTTTGAGCTTTCTGAATGGACTCGTCATATAACGAGGATCTTCGGGCTCTTCTTGTAAAAGTTCAGGATCGATAAAACCTATGACATCGGCCTGATTCTTGCCTGGGCTGAAACTTTTCATTGCTGTGGTTCCCATACAGGTTCATTGATAAATTGGTGCCGCCTCAGGGAGTCGAACCCCGCGCCAACGGATTATGAGTCCGCTGCTCTAACCAGCATGAGCTAAGGCGGCAATACTGCTTAGTCTACTCCCTGAGGACCGTTGCCATTTCTAAAGCCAACATGTCCTCCCTGTGCCTGAATTCTCTCGTAAAGATCTTCGAGAGTGATTGGTGCAAAATCTGTGCACTCAACCGACACATTGTAATAATTGGGGTCAATTCTGCCCCCTTGTATTTGTACACGATTTGCATGAAGATGTCCGTGAACATTACAGCCAAACCTAGCAAGGCTGTCTGGATGCACAGGCACATGGCTAAACATAATTCCATTGAGCACATGGTATGCACGAATGTCATCAAAGTAAGCCGCGTAATCATCAAGTTTGAAGATGTCGTGGTTGCCTTTGATAAGCACCTTGCGTCCGTTGAGTCTGTCAAGTAACCTAAGGTACTTACGATTGATGACAACATCACCAAGGTAGTAAACACGGTCGTTTGGACTAACCCGTTCGTTGTTGCGAGCAACCATGACTTCGTTCATTTCTTCCGCCGAAGCAAAAGGCCTGAGCGGAGTACCATCTGCCCGCTTGAATACGGTGCAGGTTTTTTCGTGGCCGAAGTGCTGATCACTCCAGACCCATGTTTTTGACATTATGTCGCCTTTCTAAACATGATAATAATTGATTTTGGTAGTAGGTAAAGGTATCGAACCTTTCCGTTCCAGCCCATCTGACCAGTCTCCGGGGTTTATAAGACCCCGCCGCACACCTGTGCTACCTACCGACTAAAATCAATAATTGGGTACTGGTACTGTTCGGTGGCAACTTACAATTACGTTCTCTAGCTCACCCGTATATGGGTTTGTAATTGTTGCCTGACAGCTGGAAGGTACTACTTGAACTTGAGGCTGAGGCGTCTGATATATTACTGTCGGCGCCTGCTCGACGACCACTGCCCTTGACTGATTGGCTATGATTGCTCCGAGAACAATCCCTGCAACTGCAGGCCCAACCCATCGGGCTCCATGACTATGGTGATGGTGATGACCATGATGACGGTGATGGCCATAACCACCAGCCAGTACTGAGCCACTGATACCCAGGGCTAGAACTGCTGCAGTAAGTTTTTTGACCATTGCATCTCTCCACAAAATTGTTGATGCTTAATTATATATACCTTTCGGCCTGTTGTCAAGCGAAATTTTGCCTGAAAACCAGGATTCAGAGGCTGTTTGGGTTGATCAGGGGTAGATGAAGCACGTATTCAACCAGATCTTCGGGGGTTCTCTGTACCCCGCGTTCGGCCAGGTATGCGCTTACATAACCAGCCTTGCGCTGTGTATCTGTGACCAGAAACAGGACTTCGCCTCTGAAACGGACTTGCCAAATTGGTTCCATGATTACCTCGAATGGTTAGTGTACAGTGATTCTAGCAGTACTTGGCGTTGTTGTCAAGACCGTTTAGATATGTGTGGCCATGTAGTAAAAGGCACTGGCCAATAAAGCACTACAGGGAATGGTCAGAACCCAGGCTACCAATATGTCCCTGGCCTTTTTCCATTTGACATGAGGTTCGGGTTCGCTGGCGCCAGACCCCAGAATAGCACCTGTAATGATGTGCGTGGTACTAACTGGTACACCCATGGCGCTGGCTGTAAATAACATGACACTGCCACCAGACTCGGCTGCGAATCCCTGTCTGGGACTGAGCTCGGTAAGTTTGAACCCCAGTGTCTGTACAATCCTCCAACCACCAAACAGTGTACCCAGACCCATGACCGCAAAACTGATAACTATGGCCCACATGGGAATCGGATCGCCCTGGGCAATCAGTCCAGAGCTTAGCAAAATTAGGAAGATGATACCTGCGGTTTTCTGTGCATCATTGGCTCCATGACCCATGCTATAGGCCGCGGCACTGAGTAATTGCAGTTTCCTAAACCACCAGTCCTGTCTTTCAGAACCTTGTGGCCAGATATTTCGAATAGCAGTGTTCACTCCTGCACCAAAGGCAAAGCCTATGATTGGAGCCGCTACAATAAAAGTAGCTATCTTTATGAGATTGTCTTGCTGGACTACATCCCAACCGTTGGCTGTCCAGGCAGCTCCTACCAGGCCACCAATAAGGGCATGACTAGAGCTGGTTGGCATACCAAACAACCAGGTTATGAGATTCCAGACTATGGCACCCGCCAGACAACCAAAAACCGTGAACAGGGTAATGTATTGTGGTAATACTATGCCCTTGCCTATGGTTGCAGCAACCTTGAAGGTTATGAAAAACATGACGCCAAAATTACAGACTGCGGCCATGATGACCGCTTGCTTGGCTGTTAGAGTACCTGTGGCAACTACAGTAGCGATGCTGTTTGCAGCATCATGAAACCCATTTGTAAAATCAAAAATTAGAGCAACACCAATCAGGACAATTGCCCATATCAAAATACTATCCATGAAAAATCACACCTATAATAATACCAAACATTGGAATAACCAAAAGGCTTAGTCCAAATAAGACTAACAATGCCATGAAGAAATCAAGTATTCTCATTGTCTTTTCTGTTTCGTTTCTGCATATCAGTCCAGGCTTCATCTTCGGCCTGGGTTACTTCATGTTCGGGATAACAGGGATCGGGCTTCTTGAAGATACGATCCCAGTTATTTGCAAATTGTCGATCATCTATGTCACGGGGCCGCTGCTTGCTGCCTTTGCTCATGTATCATCTCCCCTGTCCACGATAGGGCTTGAAACTGCGTTTCTTAGACTTATTCAGGCTGCTGCTACGAATTTTGCCACCCTGGCTTGTTCGTTTGCTGATTGACTCGTGAGTCTTTTTATTAGTAACCCCTGTTTGTTTGGCCATGTTAGCTCCAGTATTTTATAGCCAGACCGATTAGATAAATGACAGTGATTCCTGCGTTCAGAACAATTAGACTCCATTCACGCCAAAACCACCCGACTGTCATCCAGGCAAAATTGCCCAGAGTGAATAGAACTACGTTCAAAGGATACAACCAATTACCGCTGGTTAGAACTGATCCGCCTATGAGCAGAGCAGTTGCTAACCATTTTATATATTGCGTTGGATCAGGTTTGCTGCTTTCTGATTTGTCCGAGAATCCAGACATAGGTTCGCTCCAGTCCATTATATAGTTTACTACTTGGTGCCCAGCCCAGTTTTTCCTGGATCAGACGGTTGTCACTGTTACGACCGCGAACACCCTGCGGGGCGTCAAGGTTATGATGCCTCTGTATGGGTTTGCCTGAGATCATGGCAACATAGGTTACTAGCTGATTGATACTAACCATTTCATCGCTGCCAATGTTCACAGGACCTGAGAAGTTAGAGTGCATGAGTCTGTAGGTACCTTCGATACATTCATCGATGTATAGGAAACTACGTGTCTGATTTCCATCTCCCCAGACTTCAATCTCGCCAGTGCTTTGAGCAATCTTTCTGCAGATAGCCGCAGGTGCCTTTTCACGACCACCATCCCAGGTTCCCTGAGGACCAAAGATATTGTGGTAGCGTGCAATCCTTACAGGTATGCCATGATTGCGTTCAAAGGCCAGATATAGGCGTTCACTGAACAATTTTTCCCAGCCATATTCTGAATCTGGCTCTGCAGGATAGGCACTGTCCTCGGCACAGTTAGGATTGTCTGGATCTTCCTGGTTATAGGCTGGATACATGCAGGCACTGGAACTATAGAACACACGAGTCATGTTGTGCTTCTTGCGTTCGTTTCTTTCCTGTATGGCTCCCAGCAGATTTAGATTGATCAGAGCACTGTTGTGCATGATGTCTGCATCGTGCTCTTTGGTAAAGATGTATCCTGCTCCACCCATGTCTGCGGCAAACTGATAGATTTCGTCGAAACTTTCTTTGTCGAACATCAGATTGAAGTCGCGATATGGACCGCCAGCTTCAACACCAGGCCACTTCAGACTTTCGGCAACAACACGACCATCTCGGAGATCCTGAAGCCAAAAATCATGAGCCTCAGTTGGCTCGAAATCAGGACGCTTTACATCGACACCTCGAACCCAGTATCCCTGGCGTCTGAGGAATTTTACCATGTGTGAACCTATGAAGCCACCTGCTCCATAGACGAGTGCTTTTTTAGGCATGAATTCTCCTTAGTTAGACTAATTGAATCCCCGAGCCAAACATGGTGTTGTATTGGTTATAAAGTTCGTCTACAGGTGTCTCTTGCCAGACAACGAAGCTTCGATCCACCACCACTGTATGGTCTCGGGCATACTGTGCATATGGTAACAGACCAACCATGATTTGGTTTGGATCGGTTCGTGAAGGCATGAGGGAAATCATTGCGGGTTTTTTGAGAACTAGGCTTGTCGTGGCGCCGTCTGTGACGTCAGCGATTAGTTCTTCCCCAGAGGTCAATTTGACAATACGGATACTCATTATATACTCCAGTATTTATATAAGTTAGGGGGCGAAATTGCCCCCTATTTACTACTTTTTACGATAAGGTTGAGTGAAATCCCATTCTTCACCTAGTTCTGATACGAAGCTTAGGTGTTCATCCAGAGCTACAATACAACACAGAGCTAATAGGATTACAAAGGTTGCAGCCAACATTATTTGCCTTCACGCAAGAATTGTTTAGTGTCAGGTGTTTCCACCTCAATTTTGACTTTCTTGTGTTCAGGTATGATACGATCCAAAAAGATACGAAGCATGCCATTTAGATATGCAGCGTTCTTGACTTCAACAGCATCCTGAATCATGAAGGTGCGTGTAAAATGACGAGCAGCGATACCTTTCCATAGATAGTCACCAGCATCTTCATCGTTGGCTACCTTGCCTTCGATGATGAGCTTGTTATCTTCCAGAGTAATTTCAATATCGTTCTGACCAAAGCCAGCTACAGCCATTTCGATAACATACTTGTTATCCGCTGTTTTCTTGATATTGTATGGAGGATAATTTGGAACGTTCTTGGTTAGATCTTCGTGAAACTTGGTCATGCGGCTAAAACTGTCGTCAAAACCAACAAGGAACTTATCCATGTTTTTGAACATGTCTTGGCCGAATACATCCTTTAGGTGTGTCATAGTAGTTCTCCTTTTCAGCGAGAGTTAGTGATTTTGCCAACCCATGTGGCGTTGGCACCAGTGGATATTTTACTAGCCTTCACTGGCATGCTAGTTCCCATCCCGAGGGAATTCGTTAGTCTACTCGATTGTGATCGGTTTTCTTTTTACCGATGTTATACTTGGTTTCGAGTTTCCAGTTGTTCTTGTCACGATAGCTAATCACCTTGATCTGATTCAGCGGCGCCTGATGTCTGATACTTTCAGCATCAACTACTTTTACCAGGCCCCAGTCCACCAGCAGCTTGGCAATTGTATTACGTCTCTCTAGATCATTGTCGGTTAGATCAGCAGGTTTTCCATCTAAAACAAACAGCTCTTTGAAATGCACTATAAAGTAACGTCCTTGCTTGTGAAGGATATGGCAGCTCTGGTATAATGTGTTATCTTTTCTTGAAGCCACACCAATGCGAGTCAGAGTTTCACGTACTTTCAGAAAATCATCGGGCTGGTTTAGACTGATTTCCAAGGGCATGTAGCCAGGGAAATCTATCTTGAAAAAGTCTTCAGCCATTTATTCCACCCTTTCTTAGTCTTTTTTTCATAGTTTCAATGTCTGCTTCAGCGAGTAGGGGTAGAACTTGGCGAGCTTTATCAGTGCTATAACCATAGTATTCTTTGATGACATCTACTGCATCCACAGCCTCGGCCTTGATCCATTTATTGAATCTTTTGCGGGCTCTTATGATATTTATAAGAAAGTCATGTTGTAGTTTACGGTCCAGATGAGCACGCGAATTCATCTCATTGGCATAGATCACTGTATCCGAGCCCATGCTTAGGCTGCGATTTATCATGAAAGCATTGTATTGCTTCTCCGCAAATTCATCTACCATGAGATTCTCTTTGGTTTCGCAGATTGCTCGGCTCCAGTCAAAGGGACTTAGTTTGACTTCTTTGACCTTTTCTTCGACATAGACTGGACGATCTGCTACTTCATCGTCAAAGAATTTCATGATTTGAATTCCATGGTTGCCATGACCTCGGTCAGGCAAGCCACAAGATTGATTTCCTGATCCACAACAAAAGCACTCTTGTACTGATAGTCAGCCAAAAGCATGACCAATTGTGGTACTGTGCTCACTCTGTCAGTAAGTCCATCATAGATTTTTCTAAAGATTGTGCTGGGCTCGGTATCTGAGTTCTCTACAACCCAGCGACGCATGGCCTTCCAATCTTTTTCCTGCAAGGACTTGACTAGCTCAGTAAAATTAGCATCGCTGAGATTGTTCAGGATACCACTGTCAATGACACCAGCCACACTATATTTCTGAAGTTCATTTAGTGTTCGACGATAGTCAGGAAAATGCTTTTCAACAACTCGGGCTACAACCTTGAGGTCGGCTTCGATGTTTTCGTTCTGTAGAATAAACTTGACTCTGTTGAAAAACTTGGATGCAATCTTGGGCTTTTCGTCCTTGGCAATCCTAAACTCAAACACAGCACAACGACTATGCAAGGGAGCAATGATTCTGTTCTTGAAATTACAGGTAAAGATGAATCTGCAATTAGCACTGAACTCTTCGATGAATGCTCGCAAAGCTGGCTGAGTACTGTTTGGATTCAGATAGTCAGCCTCATCTAGGATCACAACCTTGGTGCCGCCACCAAAACTAACTGTGCTGGCAAATTGCTTGATCTTGGTTCTGAGAACATCAATACCCGACTCCTCGGAACCA